TGATGATTACGTAGTTGCTACAGGTGAGACATATTCAGTCAGGGATTTTCTAGATGTGGCTTTTGCTAGAGTGGGAATTGATGACTGGAGCAATCTTGTAGTTATCGACCCACAGTTTTATCGTCCAGCAGAAGTAGACCATCTTTTGGGAATTCCAGCTAAAGCAGAAGATAAATTGGGTTGGGGGAGGTGGGTTAGCTTCAAGGACTTGGTACATAGAATGGTAGATAGTGACTGTAAATGAAAAGAAACTACGAAGACCCAGCTTATAAAAAATTTCGCAACGAAGTCCTAAAAAGAGACAATTTTACCTGTCAAATGTGTAATAACAGCAACAGAAGGACTTGGAAGGCAGTTCACCACATTATCAAATGGTCTTCGTCAGCAAGTCTTAGGTACGATCCTGACAACGGAATAACTCTTTGTCATCAATGTCATAAAGATGTAACCGGAAAAGAATCGCACTACGTATCATACTTTAACGAAAAAGTTAAAATCTCAAAAAACAAGAAAGGTAAAAAATGAAAAATTTCTTTACAAGCAGTCCAGACCCAACCCCGTCTGACACTTTCGATGCTCAGATCGACGCATTGAAGGCAGGCGAGTCTGTGTATCTACAGGGCGTTGATAGCGTCCGGTACATGGAGTTATACGAAAAGTACAAAAAGGAAAGAAACGGCGGTAAGCTAAGGTTTGTCAGAGATTCAAGACCAACAGAGCTAGATGTGTTTAACACAGAAAAAGTAGAAAAAGTAGAAGATGTGTTTGTTCCACCAAAGGTGGTGGAAGTGGTAGAGGTTGAACCACAGGAGTGGGGGCCAGCGAATCTCGACCTTCCCGCTGAAGATTGCAAAACCCCTGAAGATTGTGAAGATGGATGCGAGGGTAATTGCCCAGAGGCTTTCGAGGGAGATAATCTAACTTAATGGCTAAGTCTAAACCAAAGTACACGGTCATAAAAGACACTAGAGAGCAAGACGGTTGGTTTTTCTCTCCTTATGACAGGTGTAGTGGTATGGAAGTGTCCACAATGAAAACTGGGGACTACACCATTAAGGGTTATGAAGACTTAGTGTGTGTTGAAAGGAAGGGGTCTGTAACTGAGATAGCTACAAACTTAGGAAAAAAGAAAAAGACTTTTCAAGCGGAAATGGAAAGAATGAAGGCTTTTGACTTTCGTTTTATCCTGCTAGAATTTTCTGCTTCAGATGTTATAGATTATCCACTTAATTTGTTGAGCGAAGAAGAAGGGGTATTGTACTCACACTATTTAAATCAAAATATTCGTGATTTCTTTCAATTGTATGAAAAGATATACAATAAACCAGCAGAGTCTTTCAAGTTACCTAAGTTCAAAAGGTTTGAAGTCGTTGAGCAGACAAAGATAACAGGAAAGTATTTAATAAAGTCGCTTATGGAAATTTCCATACGTTACAATACAAGTGTTATTTTTTGTGATAATAAGCATAACGCTTTTTTGATTTGTAACAGTATTTTTAAAAGACTGTCTGATCTTTTTGAAAGTTACGACAGAGATTCGGAAAAGGCAAAGATTTTTAAATTTTAAGCGGAGGTGTTATGAGTGGAGACAGTAGACCTGAGTGGAAAAAACTCCACGATGAGGCTGAACAGTTACATGATTACAGCCTGTCTATAAAAGATAGAAAGATATATCTACATTCAAGCTATGGTTCCGAAGATTCTGATCCCGGAACAGACTGGAGAATGGCTAACACTTTTATTAAAAACATTCATATCTTAGAAAGCTCTAGTGAAGCACCAATAGAAATACATCAATTCAATATAGGTGGGGATGAAGAGTCTGGTTATGCCATCTACGATGCGATAAAACAATGTCACTGCCCAGTGACCGTTATTACTCATGGCGTGGCGGCATCTATGGGAAGTGTAATACCTCAAGCAGCAGATAAAAGAATAACAATGCCTAGCTGCTGTTGGTTGATCCACAAGGGGTCAACAGGTATAGGCCACAGAGATAGAATACCTGCTAGGCAGTGGGCTAAGTGGGAAGATTATTGTGATAAAAGAATGATGTTTATTTATGCTGAGGCTTGTAGTAATTCTGAGGCTTGGTCAGGGAAGGACACAGCATCTATAATGGGGTCTATGAATAAGATGTTAAACGCAAAGGGCGATTGGTTTATGAACGCTACAGAGGCTGTTTACTATGGGTTTTGCGACGAGGTTTTTGAATGATAACAGACCTGCAAAAATTAGAAGATGCTTGGCTAGGTGTAGATGTAGATGAATCGACCATCTTCAACCCAATGAAGTTTATATCTGACTGCAATGATAGAGAAGAGTTATTAGAAAGAGTTGCTTGGCTGATGATGCAACCTCAGTATTTTTCTTTCGCTTGTAAATACATATTAAATATTGAAATATCCCCCTTCCAAGCTCTTACTCTGGAAGAAATGTGGAACAGAAAGTTTCCGCTTCTGATTGGTACTCGCGGTATGGGTAAGTCTTTTATTCTTTCAGTGTACCCCCTTCTACGTGCATTATTTATGCCTCGACGAAAAATCATTATCGTTGGTGCTGCTTTTAGACAGTCTAAAGTTTTGTTTGAGTACATGGACACTATCTGGAAAAACGCACCAGTTTTAAGGGATTTGTGCGACAATAAGAGTGGCCCAAGAAGAGATGTAGATAGATGCGTGATGCACATAAATCAAAGCACTATAACCTGCCTTCCTTTGGGTGATGGTAGCAAAATTCGTGGTCAACGTGCAAACGATATTATAGCTGACGAATTCGCTTCTATACCAAGAGAAATTTTTGAAAACGTTGTGGCTGGTTTTGCTATTGTTGCTTCGTCCCCGATAGAAAAAGTAAAAAATAAAGCAAAGGCAAAAAGAGCCAAGCAATTAGGAATAGAGTACAAAGAAGAATCTGTCACCCAAGAAAAGTCTAACCAAATTGTTTTGTCTGGTACTGCTTATTATGACTTTAATCATTTTGCGGATTACTGGAGGCGTTACAAAGCTATAGTTAACAGTAAAGGAAATAAAGCAAGATTAAAAGAGGTTTTTGGAAATGAGCCTCCTGATGATTTTGACTGGAGAGAATATTCTGTAATTAGAATTCCTGTTGATAAACTGGCTGATGGATTTATGGATGAAGGTCAGGTTGCCAGAGCCAAAGCTACAATCCACTCTGGTATATACAACATGGAGTATGGAGCTTGTTTTACCACGGACAGTCAAGGATTTTTCAAAAGGTCTTTAATCGAGTCATGTACCGCGTCCAAGGAAAACCCTGTAAAGCATCCGTCTGGGGATATTTTCTTTGAGTCTCAGTTAAGAGGCAGTTCCAGTAAAAAGTATGTTTACGGAGTCGACCCAGCTTCAGAAGTTGACAATTTCAGTATAGTCGTACTAGAAGTCAACCCAGACCACAGAAGGATCGTCCATTGTTGGACTACCAACAGACAGCAACACAAAGACAAGTTAAAAATGAAAGTTGTTGACGAAGATGATTTCTACTCATACTGTGCTAAAAAGATTAGACAGCTAATGAAGGTATTTCCTTGTTCTGAAATAGCATTGGATGCTCAAGGTGGTGGTATTGCCGTTATGGAAGCATTGCATGATAAAGACAAGATAGGAGAGGGAGAGCTTCCTATATGGCCTGTTATAGACGAAAACAAAGAAGCTGACACAGACGATAATCCGGGTTTGCATATTTTGAGAATGTGTCAATTTGCAAATGCTGGTTGGTTAGCAGAAGCAAATCACGGGCTAAGAAAAGACTTTGAAGATAGAGTTGTATTATTTCCTTATTTTGACTCTGCTAGCTTGGGTTTATCAGCAGAAGAAGACAAAGCTACTGGTAGGGTTTACGACACTCTAGAGGATTGTGTTATGGAAATAGAAGAGCTAAAAGATGAGCTATCTATGATAGTTATGACCCAAACTTCAACAGGTAGAGAAAGATGGGACACTCCTGAAGTTAAGGTTGCGGCAGGCAAAAAGAGCAGAATGAGAAAAGATAGGTACTCTTCTTTAATCATGGCTAATATGTCTGCTAGGATATTGTCAACAGAAAAGGTTATGGTTGATCACATGACTCAGGGCGGTTTTGCTGTAATTGACCACAAGGTTAAATTTGAAAAAGAAAAGCTATATCACGGCCCAAATTGGTTTACTGAAAAAATCAACAATTGGGAATAGTTTGTGTATATGTATTGAATTGAAAATCAATACCATTGTCAATACCATTAACCGGAGATAAGATGTCAGACAACAATGAAATTATAATGTATAAAACTTGGGCTAGTGAAGATGAGAGACAGTCTGCGTTTTCAGAAAACACTGGCGAAGGCTATGGAGCGATGGAAAAAGCAGAGGCTTACGGTCAAAGGCAAAGAACTAGCTATTTAGATATTGAACCTAACACCTCTGTAAGAACTGGTTTTCTACGACAAGATTACGATTATTTCCGTCCCGGTGAGTCTATATCCAAAAGACAAAAGAGGATCATAAAGCAGTGTATGGCAGCTTATGATAAAGTGGGTATAATTAGAAATGTTATTGATTTGATGAGCGACTTCTCGTCTCAAGGTTTGAGTATATACCACCCAAATAAAACAATTGAAAAATTTTTCAGAACTTGGTTTAAGCAAGTAAATGGTCTTGAGAGATCAGAAAGATTCCTTAATTATCTCTATCGTTGTGGTAACGTGCCAGTCAGAAGAAATGTAACAAAAGTCAATAAAAAGACTTCTGATTCTTTAAGAAGAGCTACTGCCGACAACTTTGTAAACGTACAAAATAAAAATTATGCTAAAAATGTAATACCTTGGTCTTATGAATTTTTAAACCCTTTGGCTTTGGATATAGCAAATAACGCAAGTAGATTAAATGGCGATGGCCCAGACTACGTTTTAAATATCAATGACTTGACCCACCAAGCTATGATGGAGTCTATTAGGTCTAACGATTCTATTAAGAATATATTTCCAGCAGATGTCAAAAGAGCGATAGAAAAAAACAAAAGACAAATACCTCTTAACGATGTCAGTATGTATTTTTACAAGAAAGACGATTGGATGGCTTGGGCAAACCCAATGATATACGCTATCCTCGACGATATCATTATGCTGGAAAAGATGAAATTAGCAGACATAGCAGCACTAGACGGTGCTATATCTAATGTGAGGCTATGGACGTTGGGTAGCTTAGATCATAAAATTATTCCAACCGCTGCCGCCACAAAAAGACTTAGAAATCAATTAGCTAGTCATGTTGGTGGTGGAACTATGGATTTTGTGTGGGGGCCAGAGCTTCAGTTCAAAGAGTCAAGCTCTCAAGTTTACAAATTTCTAGGCGAAGCTAAATATCAGCCAGTTTTAACAAGTATATACGCTGGTCTTGGAATACCCCCAACTTTAACTGGTGCTAGTACAAGTGGTGGATACAGTAATAATTTCGTGTCTTTAAAAACTTTGATAGAAAGATTAGAGTATGGCAGGGATATTATTTCTGGGTTCTGGAGACAAGAGCTTGAAATGGTAAGACAGGCTATGGGCTTTAGGCTTCCAGCAGTTATAAAATTTGATGAAATAATTTTATCGGACGAATCCACGCAAAAAGAGCTTTATATCAAGCTCAATGACAGAGGTTTGATTTCAGACGAAACCATACTTGAAAGATTTGGTGAACTTCCGAATATAGAAAAGATTAGAGTGAAAAGAGAAGAAAAAGAAAGGGGCATTGGAAAGGGCAAGCCACCAAAGGCTGGGCCTTACCACAACCCTCAACACAAGGAAGATGTAGCTAAAATAGCTCTTACCAAAGATCAATTAGATTCAAAAACGTTCTTGGAAGATTTAAACTTGCCTTATTCTGAGCCTCAAGTCGAAGAACCAAGCAAGCAAGATACTGGCGATGAATATGAACCAGAGGGCCAAAACGGAAGACCTAAGAACTCAAGAGATCAGCAAAAAAGGAAAGAAAAAAGAGTTTTACCAAGAAGCAGCGAGGCTTCTAAGTCTACTATTTGTCTTTGGGGTGTAAAAGCTCAAGAGAAAATAACAAAGATTGTAACGCCTATTGCACTGGCTAAGTTTTCAAAATCTACAGCTAGGTCTTTAACTAAAACAGAAGTAGACCAGCTTGAGTATTTTAAACTTTGCATATTCACTGGTATGCGTCCAATGATGCCTATATCTGAG